TGGCTCTGAAACCTACTGGTGCGGTGACGACGGCCAGTGGACTGACGTATGGCTTGGCAGCAAACCACCTGCCGCGGCTAAGACCATCATCCACCGCAAAGGCAGCCAGCATCCATTTGTTGGCGTTGCACGCTTTGCTGACTACAACGCCGGCCAAGGCTTGTGGGCCAAGATGGGTGCCGCGATGATTGCCAAGTGCTCTGAAGCACTAGCACTGCGCAAGGCATTCCCTGCTGACATGTCCGGTGTCTACAGCACCGACGAGATGCAGCAGGCAGAGGTCGAGCCGGTGACAGTGACCGCTGCTCCTGCGCCTGCGCTGCCTGCAGGCGATGCCAAGCTGTTCCAGGCCGGCAAGGCTGCTATCGCCAAGTCCGACACCTTGGACAAGCTGCAAGAGGTCGTTGCCCGCATGGATAAGCGCAAGCCTGATCTCAACGATGAACAAAACAATGAGCTCATGCGCCTTGCGATGGAACGCGAAGCCGTGCTATCCGATACCCCTTCGGAGGATCCATTTGCTGATGACTGAGCTGTCTCCTGTCGCTTCCGCTGTCTGGGAGGCTTTTAACCAAGACGAAGCCGGAGTCTTTGTGGACTACGGCGACAAGCTTGCCGCCGCCCTACGCGTTATCTCTGACTTTGTACGCATGGATCAGCCGCTCGGAGATACTGACGCTGATGCTGGTGTCTTTGCAGCACACCAAGCCATCGATGGCTACATCACGGCCATAGCCGACGAACTAGAGGGCACGCAATGACTGAACCATTCCTCACCACTGATGAGCTAGCAGCACGCTGGGGCTTAAAGCCAGCCGCCGTCAAAAACCAACGCGCACGCGGCATTGGCCCTGCTTACGTCACTGCACCACGCGTTGGTCTGCCAGCAGGTACACCGCGCGTTCGCTATCCCCTTGCACAAGTCTTGGCTTTTGAAGAAGCCAATGGCATCACTCCACTGAACTGAAATGAGCCTTTACGCAACTGGCATTGTTCGCATCATCACTGACCCGCAACTGCGTGCCTTTGAATCTGGCACCATGGTTGCCAACTTCGCTGGTGGTATCCAGGAAGGCAAAGACAAAGACGGCAACTGGATCAATAACGCCATCGACTGCGAGATCTGGGGTAAATCCGCTGAGCTGATCGTCGATAAGCTCAAAAAAGGTGACAGCATTCTTGTAACCGGCGCCGTGCGCCGCCAAGAATGGAACGACAAAGAAACTGGCGCCAAGCGCAGCAAGCATGTGCTTAGCATCCAACGGTTTGAATTCATGCCGCGCGGTGCAGCAACCACCAGCGAGGAGACCGTGTTCTGATGAATCAAATCGCTCTTGATGCTGCATTCAAGGAGTGGTGGGAGGCATCTTACGGGCGCCCTCCCGGCACTCATGCAGTCATGACCCATGTGGCATTTGCCGCGCATATTCTTGAACTCCTGGAGCTAATGCAAGATGATCAATCCCAAAACTGAGCAGCGTCGTGATGATTACTTGCAGTGGCTGTATGAGCAAAGCGGCCGCACCTGCAGCACCTACACCGGCTTATATCAACAGCGCATTGCTCAGCTGATCAAGCGCGATATGGCGGAGGCTTTAGGCGATGAGTGATCTTGTCAACCATCCTCCGCACTACAAGCACAGCGATATTGAGTGCATCCAGGCCATTAAGGCAGCGCTTGGTGATGACGGCTTTCGTGCTTATTGCAAAGGCAACGTCATCAAATATCTATGGCGTGCTGAGCACAAGGGCAATGCCGACCAGGATTACGGCAAAGCCGACTGGTACATGCGCAGGTTGCTGTTGCATGTAGATGAGTGATCCGTTTAAGCGCGGCGAGGCAAACTACGCCGCGTTTCTTACAGAAGATCACGTACGCGAACTACGGCAGTTGCGTGTTGCCGGCAGCAGCTATAGCCAACTAGCCGAACGCTACGGCATCGACAAAAAACACGCCTGGCGCATCTGCCAACGCATTGCATGGAGCTGGCTCGAATGACTCAAGAACACCCGATCACTCCGCCGCCTGAGCTGGTGCAGGCTTTTCTGCGCAGCAATCCATTCACCCCGGCGGAAATGACTTATGAGCAGTTCATCGCCACACGCTTTGCTCGCTGGGGCGCTGATCAGGAGCTGGAGGCGTGCTGCGAGTGGCTGCACTGGCAAAACCTAGCGACTCATGCCGACCTAATCCCGTCACTCCGCGCCGCCCGTCGCCCCAAACCGCCATCTCCAAAAGAAGAAGCACTACAGGTTCTTAAAGCCTTGATTGAATCACGGCGCATAGTTGACCCTGAATACCAAGCACTACGTCACGCTCTGGAGCAGCTCGATGACTGACAACAAACACCCAATCACCCCACCGCCGGAGCTGATCCAGAAGTGGTCAGAACAGTTTGAAGCAGGGAGATCACTCTATGCAATGTTTGAAGATATTTACAGAGCAGGAGCAGACGCTGAGCTGGAGGCGTGCTGTGCAGAACTGGAAAGCATTCCAAGCCCACTTGGTATTCCCTTTGGCAAGATGGCTGGCAATGCTCTCCGCGCCGCTAGGCGACCCAAGACACCGAGCTTAAAGGAGCAGGCGCTTGACGAGCTGCACATCAGTTTTGACAGGGGCTACCTCAAGGAAGGAGCTGCCGACACCATCCGCCGCGCACTGGAGCAGCTCGATGACTGATTTCTTGAATCTAAAAATCTCCCAGAAGCAAATTGTGTGTCCCAAGCACGGCACGCACAAGCACTACATCAGCAGCGACATCGAAGGCCACGAAGGGCACTGGTGCGTGTTGTGTTGGCTTGAAAGCCTTGGCCCCACACTGCCGCTTGTGGAGGAGCAATCTAATGACTGACCTTTCCCCCGCCGCGCAGGCAGTGCTGAATGCCGTGACGCTTACGCGCTACGACGTGCCGTATTACGCCTGTCCGAAGTCGATCGACCAGATCAAATCCGATGTCGCCGCCGCTTTGCGAGCTGCTGCAGATCAGGTGGTGCCGCCTGCTCTTGAAGAGGAATTCTTTGACCGCAACCAAGCCTTGCCGTTGAAGAAGATGGTGGAGATCCGTCAGAAGCTCAACGCCATTGCTGCAGAGCTTGAAGCCCAGTAGTCCGATCAACTAATGCCCATGGCCAACTCACGTTTATCCGTCGATTCTCCAGAGGGTCCTTCTGTCAGTTTTTACGAAGCTCCGGCGCCAACAGAAGTCATCCGAATTGACGCCGAAGGCTTCCACTACCGCGGCCAGTTCATCGAGGATGCAGGAGAGGCGCACCGCTTGTTAGTGGAGTTTCTGCGCAAGCATCAGCCAGATACTGATTGGCAGCACGCTGATTAGTCAGACCCACTATCACATCAACCAATGACCATCCTCTGCGACTACGAGATCAAAGCGCTGTGCACCGACGGCATGGTGCCGAACTACGACGAGGCATTGATCAATCCGGCCAGCCTTGATCTGCGGTTAGGCGACACGATCATGATTGAGTCTGCCGAAAACCTCAACATGCGCCCGCTCAGCATTGCAGGACGCACTGCTGACAATCCCTATGAACTCAAGCCTGGGCAATTCATCCTTGCTCAGACCATTGAAGTGTTCAACATGCCAGAAAACATCGCCGGCTTGTTCTTTCTCAAGTCAAGCCGTGCACGGGAAGGCTACGAAAATCTGCACGCCGGTTATGCCGATCCAGGTTGGCATGGCAGCGTGCTGACCTTGGAATTGAAAAACAGCCGCCAGCTTCTGCCTTTGCCACTATGGCCTGGATTGAAGATCGGTCAAATGGTTTTCTTCCGCATGAGCCAGCAGCCAGTGGCTAGCTACGCCGAGGTTGGCCACTACAACTCAGATCTCACGGCGACGGCCTCTAAGCAGTTCCTCAGCGGCATCTAGGTGCCACTGCTCTAGGCCAGTCCGCAACGCTGCAGACGCCTCTTGCGCAAGCCAGTGGATTTGAGACCGCTGGCTGGCTTCTTGCTCGGCTATCAACAGTGCATATTCCAGCAGTCCGCCCCAATCTGCTGCAGCATGTAACGCACGTAGCTGCGCAGCATTGGCAGCACCGTGGAATTGTGCTTCCATTGTATGCACTAACGGATTTTTCATGTCTGACGCTATTGGCGACTACTTAAACAGTATCGCGCGGTATCCACTTCTAACACCGCAACAAGAGATACAACTTGGCCGCCGCGTCGCAAAGTGGAGAGAATTAAAGGATCTTGAAAGACCTTTAACAACGCAAGAACGCCGTGAGCTGCGTAGCGGCGAACGCGCACGGCAAAAGTTCATGCAATCCAACCTTCAACTGGTAGTGCATGTCGCACGCAAGTACAGCAAGCGCAACACGCAAACGCTTGACATGCTGGACTTGATTCAAGAGGGCAACATCGGTCTTGCGCGTGCCGTTGAGCTGTTTGATTACAGCCGCGGTTACAAGTTCAGCACCTATGCCTACTGGTGGATTCGCCAATCCATTGGGCGCGCATTGATTCAGTACGACCCAATCATCAGGTTGCCGCTTGGCGTGCATGAAATGCTGATCAAACTAAATAAAACAGCACAGGCATTTGCGCAGGATCACGGGCGCACCGCGACCATAGTGGAACTTGCAGCAGTGCTTGATGTGACTCCTAAGGTGATATCTGACACATTGCAACAGGCTTATCGGGTCACAAGCCTTGATAAGCCTGCGCAAGATGAGTCATCTAACATCTTGGACATCATCGCCGATCAAAGGCAGTACGACGTTGAATATGATTGGCAGCTTGAAACTGTGCGTGATTATTGCGATGAGCATTTAGATGATCGCACACGTGAAATTATCTATGCCCGTAACAGTCGCAATCCGGTGCCGTGGAATGATCTAGAGAAGCGCATGGGCTTATCACGTGCACGCATGTGCGAAATACAAAGGCGTGGCATAAGCCGCCTTCGTATGCTGATAGGCAACCCGCTGGCAGGCACCCCACTTGGCGCCAACAATACAGAAAGTCGGGAACGTTTGGAGAGTCTGCCTGGCGGGAATGTGTAAAGACCACCAGCAAGAATGGCAGGCTAAGGTGTTCTATCATCAGATGCTTGAATCCAGTGCAGCACAGCAATCTCGCGATCTAGTAAATAAGAATCCTGCTGATTGAACCACTGCTGCCATTCTTCGCTGCCTTTATTTCGATTGCATGGCCTGCAGGCTGGCACAAGATTAGTCGTCACAGTAGCGCCGCCTTTATGGCGCGGCTTGACGTGATCTAACGTGTCAGCCAATTCTCCGCAATAAGCGCATTGATGCTGCCATGCTTCAAAGATCTGCTGCCTGAATTTATGTTTTGCACTGCGTTTTGGGACGAGGTTTGCGCCATCAATGCAGTGATCCACGCAGTGGAGCCAGCTACACCAGCTTAGTAATCCCAACGCACGCGTGGCCTGCCGCGACGCATTCCTAAATGCACGAATCCTTTGGGTGCGCCGTAGCCAAGTGAATACGGCCAGTTAGCGTCGCACCACTCTTGCACGTGATTGATGTTGACTTCACGGATATAGAAATCAACTGCGCCAACATCAGGTGCATCGTATAGATGCTCGCTGCCACTGGAGCCGCCTACCGCTGCATTGATGGCACGCGGACGGTATCCACTGGTGATGACCACAGGCTTGCCGCCAAACTTGGCGCGTGCACGCTCAAGGAATGCTGCTAGCTCTGCTGCTGTGTCGAGCTGATATTGATGATCAAACCGCCGTGCCTCTTGAAACAACGCAAACTCACCAAGCTGTATGTGCGGCGTGATGCGTGCGATGAATGCACTATTGGGCGACAGCTTGGCGGGATCCTGCTGTTGCTCGCCAGTCCACAGCCGGCCTTCTGCGCGGCGGCGGCGCAGTAATCCTGCCTCTACAGCACTGCCTGGGTTGCGGTACAACTCCATCGCTGCTGGCACTGCACTCCAATCCTTGCCGGCAAGGCATTTGCTGATGGTTTCAAACCCAGTGCTGTCGTAGAAGCCAGCGCCAAGGTTATAGGCGAACGAAATCAACGCGCATTGCTTGTTGCCCGTCATCTCATTCCAAAACGGCACGCTGTTGCGCAGTTTTGCTGCGATGTGCTCCACTTCAAGCGTCAGCAACTGATCAGCGTCAATCACGGTGATCTTGTCACCGCGTTGTACCTTGCTGCCATCTGGATAGCGCGTGGTGCCGTAGCCGATGGTTGCCACATCCCATCCATGCAGCGGATCAGGGTAAGCGCTGAGATGCACGCCCTCAAACTCTTTAATGAGTTTTATGGCTGGCTCATAACTGTGCAGCTTGCCGCCAGCCTGCCAGGTTTTATACCACGGTTGATCCTTGCTAAAGACTTGCGGCGCAACCTTTACCAGCTCAGCCTCCAATTCAGAGATGGCAGCCATTTGATGCGGCGTGCCATGCTTGTAATACTTAAACAGATCGGTCAGCTTGATCATCGCTTAACCAATGGAGTGACAACACCAGCAAGCACTTCAATAGCCCTATAAAGTTTGACCGCAAGTTTGGCGGTTTTTCTTAGTGCTTTGTTGTCCTTTGGTGTTGGTGTCAAATTGACCACGATCAACGCGACGCCATGAACGGCAACTGCCAAGGCAATGTAATCAGCAAGGCGATCCATAGTTAACGAGCCCGTGGCTGTGCCTCTAGTTTAGATACCCTTTGCTCAACCGTATTTAACCGCGTAAAAGTCTCCTTGCGGTCTTCTTTGATATCAGTGTGGAGCACTTCTAGCTGAGTAGCGATGTGCTCCACGGCGCTGGTCAGTCGAATCACCGCATCTCGCGCTTCATCATTGCGGCGACTAAAACCCATTGCGCCCATTGCGGCAACGGAGATCGACGCCCCGGCAACAGCAGCGATCAGCTCGATCATACAAACAGCTTAGCTACCAGCTAGGATTGACGCCTAGACCTTTCTGAGATCTAGGCGTTCCCGTAGAGGCCGGCTGCGGGCACCAAGGTGGACACCGCGTGAGGACCCACCACCGGCCAACCACTATTCACCAGGGCACGCCGGCTGCCTTGGTGGGATTGCGCTGTTGATCGAGTTGTTCCTGCAAAGCGGCTTGAATTTCTGCAACTTTTTCGTCGCCACCAAGAGCTTCTTTAACCCAGCCGATCACGGTGTCTTCCGTGAGGTCGCTGTAGGGAATCAAATTGTCGGGGCGTTGGAAGCCGATGCTGCCGTAGGCGCCGCTGGTGTAGGTGCCGTCATCAGCATTCACGGTGTAGTGAGCGGTAAAGACGAAGCCGTCATCGGTTTCGCGCTCGAGGGTGTTGATACCCCAAACGAAGTTGGTGGCCATAGTAAGAACCGTGTGCAGTTGCAGGTTAGTAGTGTTGCAACCTGTTGAATAGGCCGGTTGCCCGCCTAGTGAAGGGGACCTAGATGCCTGCTGCAGTTAAGCGAGCCTCAAGACTCTCGATCTTGGCAACAGCTTCCTGCAGCGCAGCCGTTAGCAGGGGCACCAGCTTGGATTGGTCGATGCCTTGATACTGAGGTTTGCCGTCAGCGTCGACGGCATCCTTCTCGCCAGTGATGGCTTCAGGCACCACGCTTTGCACCTCGTGGGCGATGAAGCCGTCAACAGTGCAGCCAGGAGCGGCAATAAAGTTGAAACGGCTGGGTTTCAGTTGCTGTAGACGGGTGATGCCGTCAGTGACTGGGGTGACGTTTTCCTTGAGTCGGTAGTCGGAAGATGTGTTGTAGGAGGTGGCTGTAGTCGTTACAGAAATAGTACCAGGATTATTTGTATCTCTATAGAAATCGACGATAACTCCATCAGATCCTTTGCGATTGAGGACCAGGGTGGGGATCTGATTCGTTACCGCTTGAAGATTACCATTCGAGAAAAGACTAATTCCAACAGTGTTGTAGTCGCCAGTTACATTGCCAACAAAAACGTGCCCGGCTTGCGTAATCCTCATCCGCTCCGTCGGAGAACTTGCCCCGTCGGCAGTAGTGGAGAACACTAGACGGCCTGGCATGTCATTAGCGCCAGGGGTGCCGTCTACATTGCAAGTTATTTGTGCTGCGACTGATTCGATGTCCGTACCATCGGCACCACTCCATTGGATAGACCCAAGGGAATCTCCGTTTTGAACAACGGTTACGCCACCATTGGAGCCTGATCTAGATTTTGCCAAAGTAAACTTAGGCCCTGCTCCGTTGTCGCCATTGTTGCAAACGCCAATATTGGCAATGTCGCCGCCAATGGTTGCACGCTCAACTTGTACAAATGGGATATTCCCATCACCATAACCACGCGCACTAGACGTGCCTACTAGGAGCCTGCCGGAGCTGTCGATGCGGGCGCGTTCGGTGCCTGCTGTGTAGAACCTAGTATTGTCTGGCGATTGAATGTAAAAACCGTCAGATCGAGTCGTTTCAATCGAGCCGCCATCAATAGTTGTGCTGGCTGTAGTGTCGGTGACCGTCAAGCGTGAAAGCGTTGGAGCACCGCCAATCCCAACATTTCCACTCGCATTCACGAACACCCTGCCAGACCCACCAGTGCTGATGGCTACTTGGTCTGCGCCGGGGGAGTAGAGCCCCGTATTCGTGTCGCCCGAGAAGTAGAGCCCCGGCGATCCAGCCGAGCCGGCGATGATGCCGAGCGCGCCGGTCATTACGTCGCCGTTGACGTCCACGAACGTGCCGGACTCACTGCGCCATGCCGAGCCATCCCACACCTTGAACACGTAAGTGCCGCCGGTGGTATCCAGCCACTGCTCACCTACTGTGTTACCGGTTTCGCCGCCGCTAGCCGGGCTGGCATTTGGTGCCGTTGTGCCGACGTGCACCGGACCAACTTTGATCAGCGCACCTGCGGAATCCTTGAAAAACAGCCCAGGACTTGCCGTATTGGTATTAACAGCAATCTGCCCATCGGACATCGCTGCGGGAGTCGGGCGCTTATTTGCAGTGCTGCTACGCAGGTGCTGGATAGTCATTCCTTAACGCCTACTGGCCGGAAGTTACCCTTACAGCTTAGTAAGTGCCGTCGCTGTAATTCAGATTGCCCACGCCGATTGCCACGGTGGTGTCAAATGTGGCGACACCAGTTACATCAAGCGTTCCAGGGATGTCGATGTTGCTGGCCCATTCCACGTCGGTGCCACCGGATGCGGTCTGCAGCAGTTGGCGTGCAGTGCCGTTTGCCAGCTTGCTAACGGCAATCTCAGCAGTGGCAGAGATGTCAGCATTGACGATGCTGGCGTTACCAGAAACCAGCACATTACCGCTTTGATTCGGCAGCGTGATTGTGCGATCAGCAGTTGGATCAACGACGGTAAGCGTTGTTTCGTAGTCGTCGGCTGTGCTGCCTTCAAAGATAAGATTGGCATTGTTCATCGTCAGGCTGCCAGTCATCGTGTCGCCCGCTTTGGCGACCTTTTCACTGTCTAGCTCTTGGATTGCAAGCTGAACATTGGTGGCGAGGATATTGCCTGCAGGTGCAAAGCTGACGTTGGTGGCAATCTGCGAACCGATGGCGCTTGAAACGTCGATCAGATCCCAGCTTGTGCCATTGGACAGGATCATGTCCGGCGGCGCCAAGGCTTCCGCCGGGGCATTGCCCGTGCCGGTTCCAGAGTCCGACACAACGAGGTAATACCGGTTGTTGGTGCTAGACGCCGCAGGTAGCGCGACACCAGCAGACAAACCGACTGCGGCGCCAGCAGTGGTTACTGATGCAACTTGATTGATTGCAGCGTTGTACGTACCCGCGTAAATCAGTTCGCCGGAAATAATCGTTACCGGCAGCCATGCAGAACCCGACCAGATATAAAGGTCTTGATTGATTTCGTCGTAAAAATACTGACCCTTGAAAGATGCGTTGGGGAATACAACATTGCCACCGGTATCAACAGCGCCACCGAATAGCACGGTGGATTGATCGGCAAGCTTTGGTGCTGTGATGGCACCAGAGCCAATCAATGATGCGCTGAACGTACCAGTCGTGATCTTGCTGGTATCAAGCGAAGGAATATCGGCAGCGACAAGGTTGCTTGATCCTGTGACCAAGCCACTGCTGTTATACGTGATCTTTGTGGCAGTAGCGCCGGTGACGGTGTTGGAGATGCTGAGAACACCAGCACCATCAGCCGAAAGCCCAGTGCCGACAGAAATGGTGCCGCGGACAGATGCAGATGCAATTGGCAACTGAGTTGCCGTTAGCAGCGGGATATCAGTTGTCGTGAGCGCCCTGAAGCTTGGAACAGCACTGCCGCCAGCGGCCGGACCAGCAAGCACCGTATTGGCAGATTGCGCAAGAAACTCGCTGCCGTCTAGATCATTGGCAAGCTTGGCAGCAGTGATGTTGCCGTCAAGGACTTTGGCAGTGGTGACCGCATTGGATGCCAGCGCAGTTGCGTCAACGGCGCCTGCAGCAAGCTTTGCGGTTGTGACCGCACCATTTGCAACCTTTGCAGTTGTGACCGCATCACTAGCCAGCTCAGATGCGCCAACACTGCCGTCTGCAATCTCAGATGCACCAACGGCGCCAGCGGCAATCTTCGCTGCAGTTACCGCATCATCAGCAATCTTTGCTGTCGTAACCGCTAAATCCTGGATTGCCGCTGTATCAACGGCATTATCGGCAAGCTCACTGCTTCCTACGGCATCTGCTGCAATTTGCGCAGCCGTGATGGTATCCGCGGCAATTTGAGTTGCGGTTACGGCGCCAGCCGCCAACTTGGCAGTTGTAATTGCTCCGTCAGCAATCTTTGCCGTTGTCGCGGCATTGCTGGCAAGTTGAGTTGCGGTTACGGATGCGCTAACAAGCTTGGCGCCATTGATTGAGCCATCGGCAAGGTTTAGCTTGGTATCTGCAATCGTGCCATCAGCAATCTTTGCATTGGTTACAGCACCATCAGCAAGCTTGTTATTGGTTACAGAGCCTACGGCGAGTTTTGCTTCGGTAACGGCAAGTGCTTGAATTGCTGCGGTATCTACTGCGTTATCTGCAAGCTCGGAATCACCGATGGCGCCAGCTGCAATCTGGCTTGCAGTAATTGTGTCATTAGCAATCTTGGCTGCTGTAATAGCGCCGTTTGCGACTTTAACGGTTGTTACCGCATCATCTGCAATTTCACTTGTAGTAACTGCCGCTATGGCAATTTGGGTGCTTGTAATTGAATCCGTTGCGATCTTGGCGCCAACAATCGAGCCGTCAGCAAGATTTAACTTTGCCGCAGCAATTGTTGCATCTGCAATTTTGGTATTGGTAACCGCGCCATCACCAAGCTTGGTGTTGGTTACTGCGCCAGTAGCAATCTTTGCTTCTACGACCGCTGCCGATGCAATGGCTGCGCTGTCTACAGCATCATCAGCAAGCTCACTAGATCCAATCGCGTTTGGCGCAATCTGCGTTGCAGTGATTGTGTCATTAGCGATCTTGGCGGCCGTGACGGCCAAATTGGCAATTGCTGCGGTATCTACTGCGTTATCTGCTAGCTCAGATGTGCCAACAGCGTTTTCTGCAATCTGCGTTGCAGTGATGCTGCCGTCTTGAAGCTTGGCGCCGGCGATAGTGTTATCAGCAATCGCGCCAACGCCTGCAGTGACGACCGCGGCAACAGTGATCTTCTTGGTCTCTGCCGTGCTGACGTCGGCAATTGGCAACACGTCAACGGTTGCCTGGGTATCGGCGGCTAGCAGCGGATTGAGCTGCGTAATCTTCTGATCAGCCACTGCTAAGAAACCGGACGCTTATGGTCCAGTTTAGGATGGAACTTCCAGAAGAATGCCAAACCCAGATTCCTGCAGCACCTTGTCTTGTGGATCTTGTTCCTGGAGTAGATAGCCTGATGGCAAATCAAACAGAAGCCGGATAGGTCCAGTGGTGACAAAACTGATCTTGCTATGAATTGGCCGATCTGCCATCAACTCAGTTGCTACTGATGTAATGACGCAATCGGCTACATAAAACAGCTCTTTTCTAGCTTCGACATTATCAATCAACGATCCAATCGGCACTGCATTGGATCGCTTCATCAAAAACACGCCAACAAACTCGGCACCTATCTCTTGTCGCAACGCTAGCTGGTGCATGTAGATCGCTGACTCTTCTGTGCCAAGGTAGTCAGGTGCTCCGCCGCGCCATGCTGTGTCGAAAAAGCAATCGATCTCTCCACTGCCAGAAACAAGCGTTGACATGCGCTGCCGAAAGCCATCGCCAAGGCTTGTGTATTCCGCAGTGTCCCTATCCGTATTGAGCATCCAGCTCACTGTTTGAGCTAGGTAAGCATCGTCTTTTGCAACGATCTCGTAGCTTACCCGATACGAAGATGCCGGTGTTGTTAGGGCTATTGCGTCAGAAACGTTTCCGTTCAATGCCTTTTGCCAAGTAGAAAAAAGCCTGATGCCGCCTACGCTGTCAACGTTGACGTACCACTGACCGTCGTTTCTTCTGATGCCGTCGCTCCATCCTGCGGTAGCGACAAAATCAAGCACTTCGGCAGTTGGCAAGCCTGCAGCATCAATGCGCCTAAACCAGACCCGATCGCCAGTGATTAAACTGCTGACTTGATCCTGCAGGCCAAATCGTTTGGCCGCTACGTCTACGTCGGATGGCGTCAGATTGCTGTAGATGCGTTCGGATTTTTTCCGACCAATGCGGATGCCGCCAGCTTCGCCAATCCAGATAGCCATCAGATAAGGTTCACGGCTGTGAGCGGACCGCAAACGGTGAAGTTAATGCTTGCTTGAATAATCTCACCAACAGTTGCGGCAATCTCCACGCTAGTGAGTGCGCACTTGAATCGCACAGCTCTGGTAGTGCTGCCGCCAGAGAATCGCAGCTCTAGCGTATGCGTTGGCTCTGTTGGCGTCTGTGCGGTTCGCAAAAGGTCATCCATGATGGCACGACCTTCAATTAAGTTTGCGGCATTCTCGTAATAGAAAATGGTGGCGCTGCCAGTGAATGACTGCACGCCATAGACGTAGTTGCGGGCAAAGTCGCCAAGGCTCGTGGTCTCTAGGACGTCAGCGTTAGCCGAAAAGCTCCAGTCGCTGGCGCGCGCCACCTGCACGTTGTCAACCAATAAGGAGCCATCAATCCCGGTGTACTGCTTAGCCATGCGCCGTACGTACTGGAGTCTTTAGTTAATTGTAGCCGTGGCTCAAGCTCTGATTGCTAGCAGAGATACAGAGGCATTGCCGATGCCAGGC